GACAAAGAAAAAGAACTACCTGACGATTTTAACAAATCACGCAAACGACAAGCAAGAAATCCGCGAAAAAGATGATGACGGAGAATGGTATCTATGGACGCCACCAAACAAAAAGGACGAATGGGCATATGGTCAGCAGTTCGGACGTAAGGGATATCAGATGATATTACTTTATGAGCCGCATCAAACAAAGCAAGTGCAGATGGCAAATGCAGGAGATAAAGAAATGGAACATAGCGTTCAGAACTATTACAATGTAAGGGACGTCTACGTTCAAAAGACCAAGCCAAAAGGTGTAGGCAAGACAGGTAAGTTTCGATTGTTCTACGACAGAAAGCAGCAGCGATATTACAACGTAGATTCGCTGGGAATGAAAGAAGGATTAATTCAAATTAAGAAATGATATGAAAATGATAGATTTAGAATTTGATCCCGTCAAGGCATTGGCGCAGGTAACCATAATGAGAAACCAAACGCTGACAAACAAACCAGATCATAAGTTCATCGAATACTTTGACAACATAGAGGTGACGCTCCGCAAGATGCGCGAGAAGAATCTTAAGTTGCTGGGCCGCGTGGAAGCAGCAGAAAGGCAGATCGACAAATTTAGCAAAATGGGTAACGCTGATATTGAGTTTGATTATCAGGAAGATGTCAAAAAGGAAGACAAGCTAACGGATGAGGCGTGGATTAATATAAATCCGCAATCACAATTGTTTTGAGCCAGAGCAAATACACAAGAATGGCAGCAGAGTTGGGTTTGAAGTACGGAATCCATTTAAGCCGTTCTAAGGAGTTTAATGCTCTTGAGCCATATGAACAGACAAAGGTTCGAAATTACGCCTTTAAAATACTGCGAAACGCAACTATCGAATGATTTTTTTCGTATTATTGCCAAAATGATAGTTTCAATTGGCCTTATATACGGCTTAATTTTCGGCGCTAATTACTTTCACTTTGAAACGGACGAGGGATTTAGGGCCACCTTTCAAATATTTATTGGCGTTATTTCAATCGAAATGACTTGGAATGAACTTGCTTGATATTCCATACACAACCAGCCGTCATAACGATTGGGTTGTAATGGCGAAAAATCTAGGTGCTGGACATTATTCGGAAGACATTGTGCAGGAAATGTATATCAAGCTGTCTCAAATCAAGAATCCTGAACGGCTTATTGACAAAGAAAACCCAAATCAAATCGTTGGTTTTTACGTTTATACAATAATTCGCAGCCTTATCGTCGACCTTCAGCGCATACAGAAAAGAACTCAGATGGTTTCAATCGAATCAATTCAAGCATTGAAAGCGTCAGATATTGACCTTGAATTTGAATCAGAATACGCCAAGAAATTGGAGGTAATCGATCAAGCAAAAGACCAAATGAATTGGTATGATTTGAAACTTTTTGAACTGTATCACGACGAAGACCTGTCGATTAGAAAACTAGCCAAAGAAACGCGCATCAGCGCATCTTCAATATTTAACACTTTGAGAAATGCCAAGAGCAAAATCAACGAAGCCTACAAGGAAAAGAAAAGCACCGAGTAAAGGACTTGGTGACACGATTGAAAAGATAACTGAAGCCACAGGTATCAAGAAGGCGGTCAAGTGGTTGGCTGGAGAGGACTGCGGATGTGACGCTCGAAAGGAAAAGCTGAATGAGATGTTTCCAAACGATCGGCATAAGCCCACTAAATGTATGTCCGAAGGGCAATACAACCAATGGACAAAATTGAAGGATATTACCAAGCAGGATAAGAATCGATACTTGACTGAGGTCTACCCAGCGATTGCTCAGATTCACGCTGTCGTTTTTGGTCATCGATATCACGAGCCCTGCACTTGCACGCCAAGACAATGGGAGCAATGGCGAAACGATTTAGATCAAGTTTATTCAACATACGAAGAAGATGCAAAAAGTTAAGATAGCAGAAGTCAAGACCAATCCGAATAATCCGCGATTGATAAAGGATGACAAGTTTAAGAAGCTGGTCAAGTCAATCAAGGAGTTTCCTCAGATGCTTGAGTTGCGCCCGATTGTAGTCAACGATGATATGATAGTGTTAGGCGGCAATATGCGTTTAAAGGCTTGTAAGGAAGCAGGATTAAAAGAAGTGCCTATCATCAAGGCGAGCGACTTAACCGACGAGCAGCAGAAGGAATTTATCGTCAAGGATAATATAGGTTTTGGAGAATGGGATTGGGATTTGTTAGCGAACGAATGGGATGCAGTTCAACTTGAGGATTGGGGATTGGATGGCTTTCCTTTTGATACTGAACTTGAGGCTGAAGAAGATGATTACACAGAACCTGACAATATGCAGGTTGATGTAGTGCTTGGAGATTTGATTGAGATAGGAGAGCATAGATTACTCTGTGGAGATTCAACGGATAGTGATCAGGTGGCTAAGTTGATGAATGGAGAGAAGGCTGAACTGCTTTTTACATCTCCTCCATACAACTTAGGGAAAAGTGTTGGTCTTAGAAATGGTGCTTTTAAAGGCAAGGACAATGCTTATGATGTATATGAAGATGACCAAACCGAAGAAGATTATTTAGGTCTATTAAAAGACTTTCATTCTACATCTATGATATATTCAGATGTTCAAGCAATAAACATACAATCGCTGACAAACAATAAAGTCTCTCTAATAGAATGGTTGAATCATTTTAAAAATCACTTTATTGATGTTCTCATATGGAACAAAACAAATCCCGCTCCTGCTATGGCTGAGAAAGTAGTGAGTAGTGCTTTTGAATTTGTGTATTTATTTGATAGCGAGGAAAACCCTAAAAGAAGCATCCGAACATCAAATTTTAAAAGAGGCAAGATGAGTAATGTATATACATCAGCGGTAGGAAACAACTCTCATACTGAAGGCGCACACGGAGCAACATTTCCGATACCACTTGCAAGTCATTACTTGTCAAACCTGAGTCATCAATACTCAATCATATATGATTCTTTTTTAGGATCTGGAACTACTATGGTAGCAGCACACCAACTCAAACGCAAGTGCTATGGTATGGAATTAGATCCTAAATATTGCCAAGTGATAATAGACCGAATGATGAAGTTAGACGATAGCTTACAAATCAAGATAAACGGAAAAAAGTATGAACAAAACCGAACAACATAAAAAGGCAGTTCTTGAATCCCTTGAACATTCACTTGGCGTTGTAACAACCGCCTGCAAAAATCAAGGAGTTGGGCGCACGACCTTCTACGGCTGGCTTAAAGATGACCAAGACTTTGCCGAAAAAGTTAGAGACATTGAAAACGTAGCTTTGGACTTTGCGGAATCACAACTGCACAAGCAGATAAAAGATGGCTCGGCTGCTGCCACAATTTTCTACCTAAAAACCAAAGGCAAGAAACGCGGTTACATTGAACGTCAAGAGATTTCACACGAAGGCATTCAGACCTTCCAAATTATAGAGGATGGCGAATGGTCAGATTCGGGTAAATAAAGTCTTTACACATCTCAAGAAGTCAGACCAAAAGATAATTGTTGAGCAAGGCGGCACACGGTCAGGTAAGACCTACAACATTCTGCTATGGATAATATTTGACTATTGCTATCGAAATAAAGGCAAGACAATAACGATTGCTCGTAAGACATTCCCAGCAGTTCGGTCGTCTGTTATGCGTGACTTCTTTGATATTCTCCGTAAACACAATCTATACAGCGAGCAATATCACAACAAATCAAACAGCGAATACCATCTGAACGGAAACCTGATTGAGTTTATTAGTTTGGACCAACCACAAAAGATCAGAGGCCGCAAGCGTGATTTAGCGTTTCTAAACGAGGCAAATGAATTGTATTGGGAAGATTGGCAGCAGATACTATTCAGGACAACAGGACGCATTATAATTGATTACAACCCGTCTGACAGCTTTCATTGGATATACGACAAGGTAGTTCCGAGAGATGACTGCTCGTTCCTGCAAACGACCTACAAAGACAATCCATATCTTGACGCTGGAATCATTCACGAGATCGAACGCCTAAAAGAAACAGACGAGGACTATTGGCGCATCTACGGACTTGGAGAACGTGGAATGTCCAGAGCAACCATATTTCAATTTGGAATCGTGCAAGAGGTATCTGGTCAGCTACTATCAACAGGTATGGACTTTGGGTTCACCAATGATCCGACAGCACTTGTCAAGGTATACAAGAAAGGCAACCAGCTTATCCTTGATGAACTGCTCTACCATACCAACCTAACGAACCAAGACATCGCACACAAGTTTGAAGAGTTGGAACTGAACAGGCTGGATGTTATCTATGCTGATTCGGCAGAACCAAAGTCAATCGAAGAACTGCATCGACTCAGATGGAATGTCAAACCAACAGCCAAAGGAGCAGATTCAATAATGGCAGGAATTGATATGCTCAAGAGGTACGAACTAAAGGTCACAGCAAACAGTTTGAACCTAATTAAGGAAATGCAGAATTACAAATGGACGGAGGATAAGAACGGCAACCTGCTCAACAAACCTGTGGACAATTTCAATCACGCGATTGATGCGGTCAGGTATGCAGTATGGAATCGTTTAGCAAATCCGAACTACGGCAGTTACAGCATTCGATAAAAATAATTCAAAGTTATTGTGTTTATTAACAGAATATTGTTAGATTTGCCTATCAAACAAACACAAACAGATATGAAAACATTTGAAATTCAGCAAACAGAAACCTATGAAAACAACCAACAGGACTTGCTTAATCTTATTAAAGACGCGAAGTACTTTTATGAATACTACGAAAGTTATGCGGAGGATGCAAAGAGACAAGGCGAAATGGAAGTATATTGGAATATGCAAGATTCTATCGAGGAGCAAAGAAGTGTTATTTTTAGAGCCACAGAAAAACTTAATCAACTGTAAATAAAATATTGGTTTACTGTAAACAAGCCTCCACATCGGGGGCTTTTTTTTATGCCTTATATTCGCGTAAGGTACAAATCAAACCAAATACGTTTATTCAGTATGAAAGTCAAATTTCAAGTTCCAGCAAGTCTTAAGGACATTCCGCTAAAGGATTACATCGCTTACCAAAAGATACTAGAAGCAAACAAAGGTGCAGAGGACAGCGAGTTCGTAACGATGAAGATGGTTAGCATATTCTGCAACGTCAGTTATGACGAACTGCAAAAACTTAGCCTGACGCAATACGATGTTGTGGTTCAGATGCTGCAAGATGTGTTCGGTGAGAAGCCAACATTCAGAAACAGAATCAAGATTGGTGACACAGATTTTGGTTTTATTCCGAAGCTGGACGATATTAGTCTTGGTGAGTATGTAGACCTTGAGAACTATATGAAGTCACCAACTACCTATCACAAGGCGATGGCGGTGCTTTACCGACCTGTTACGCTCAAGGTAAAGGAAACCTACCTGATCGAGGACTACGAAAGCTCTGACAAGTATGCTGAGTTCTTCCTTGATTGCGATTTAGAAACGGCACTTGGTGCAATGCTTTTTTTTTGGAATTTAGGAAGCGAGTTGTTAATCAGTATGAAGGACTCTTTTCGGGAGGAATTGACGACAACGAACACGGAGAGCGATC